AACTGGGATCACCGGGTCGCCAAGGCATTCATGGACGCGTTGTCGCTGGAGCGCGCGGAGGCGCTTTCCCGCGCCTACCGCCGGCTGCCCAGCACGCGCGACGATGCGCGGCGGATTGCCCAGCGGGTCTGGGACGGGCGCGACGATGGCGAACCCTCCCGTACGCTCGGGATGCTGACGCGGGGGCAGGTCGCCGCGATCCGCACCGGTGAAAACCCGCTCGACGCGGAGCACTTCGATTTCTCGCTCACTCACAACGAAGTCCGCCACGTGCGATCGAGCCATGGCGACCTGGCCGAAACGCGGCGTGGCCAGCGGGCGGTCGGCCCCGCAGACTTCGCCCTCCTGCCGCAGCTGATCGACCAGGGCAGTGCGCCTCGCTTCGTCGGGATGTCCGATCGACACAAGAGCCCGGTCTACGAGATCATTGCCAGGATCGATGGCGAGGAGTGGGTGACGCGCTGGGTCTACCGCCGCAGGCGTCGCACCTTGACGCTGCAGAGCTTCTTCGTGCGGACGGGAAAGAGAAGCTGATCGCCTTCGCCTTACGTCCGGGACGAACCGGTTATTGGCCGGCAGGCTCATGCGATCGGGAAGGAACTTAACCATGTTCGATGTCGAGTTCAACGCAGAGGCATCACGTAATGCACTGGCGCGTGCGATGCGCGAGCTGGAGAACATGACGCCGGTCTACCAGGATATTGCCGATTACCTGGTCGATGCGCACCGCCAGCGCTTCATCGAGGGCCGCGATCCCGACGGCAAGCCCTGGGCGCCCAAGAAGCAGTCTACGCTCGATCGCTATCGCCGCCTCGGTTACGGCAACCTGCGCCGCCCGCTGATCGGCCCTGGCAGGGCGCTGTCCCGCCAGATCGCCAGCTTCGTCAGCGCCAACGGCGTCGTGATCGGATCCGCGCTGATCTATTCGCGCGTGATGCAGGAAGGCGCAGCCAAGGGCGCCTTCGGTAGCGACAGCAGGGGCAATCCGATCCCTTGGGGAACCATCCCCGCCCGCCGTTGGCTGGGCCTTTCCCAGCAGAACGAGGCCGCGATCGTCGAGATCGTCGACGAGCACCTGGGCGACGCGATCGACGAATAGCCAGACAGGGACGAACCGGCGCGATGCGCGGCCTCTTCAGCTTCGCATTGCGCTTTGGCGCGCGTCTGTGGCAGTCAGCAGGCGTGGCGAGCGCGAATCGCGTGCCACCGCATCCCCGGCGTTTTCCCCGATGATCGACAGCCTTCCCAAGTTCTTGGGCATGCCTTCGGCGCACCTGCGCTGCCAATCATCATCGGGTGACGACAGCAACCTCCCCCCTTGCCCTTTGCGCGGCCCAGGCCCTTCCCGCCGAACCGGCTGATGACGGCACCGAATGGCTGCACCTGCTACCCGGTGGCGGCAGGGTGGAGACGCAGGACGGGCGCGGGCCCTACACGGTGCCCAGCTACGACGCGATCGTAACCGCCTTCCAGGCGGCGGGCCACCAGCCGCTGGTAGTCGACGAATGCCACGCGACCGATCTTGCCGCACCGAATGGCGGCGCAGCTCCGGCGCGCGGATGGATCGTGGCGCTTGAAGCGCGCGAAGACGGCATCTGGGGCAAGGTCGAATGGAACTCCGCCGGCCGCCAGCTGCGGCAGGACAAGGCCTATCGCGGCATTTCGCCCGCCATCCTTCACGACAAGGCGAAGCGCGTCCTCGGGATCGCGCGCGCCAGCCTGATCAACCTACCGAACCTGAAGGGGCTGACCGCCCTGCACCAAGAGGAAGTGTCAATGGACTGGAAAAAGATGCTGATCGAGGCCCTCGGCCTCGAGGCAGATGCTGACGACGAGGCCATCAAGGCCGCTGTCGAGAAGAAGCTCGGCATGGGCGAGGAGGCGAAGCCGACCGAAGAGGCACTTCAGTCTGCGCTTCAGGCGCAGGCCAAGCCGATCGCTGCCGCGCTCGGCCTGAAGTCCAACGCTTCGAGCGAGGCGATCGTTACCGCGATCGGCCAGCTGAAGTCGGGCGATGACGACGTGGTTGCCGCGCTGCAGTCCGAGCTGACCAGTGTCAGCACGCAACTCACCGCGCTGCAGTCCGAACGTGCGGGCGAAAAGTCGGCTGCAGTGATCGACCAGGCAATCCGCGAGGGCCGCGTGGGCGTGAAGGCCAAGCGCGAAGAGTACCTGGCGATGCACCAGGAGAACCCGACGCGCACCGAAGCGATCATTTCCGCCTTGCCAGCAGTCGCTTCGCTGGCGCTGCAGCATCGCGAGCAGCCGCAACGCTCGGCCGACGAGCTGAGCGAAGGCGACACCAGCGTGATCGCGCTGATGGGCATCGACGCCGACAAGTTCAAGGAAACCCGCGCCGCAGAGCTCGGCGCAAAGGAGGCTAGCTGACATGGCCCTTTCTGCAGATCGCAACACCCCGCGCGCCGAAGGCGCCATTCTCCGCAGCCCCGCAGCCGCCAGCCTGATCTACGCCGGCGCGCTCGTGATGCGTAACGCCGCCGGCTACATCACCAAGGGCGCGGCCGCGACCGGCAGCGTCGGGGTTGGCGTCGCCCAAGAGCGGGTCGACAACTCGGGCGGTTCGGCCGGCGACCTTTCGGTCAACGTCCGCCCTGGCGTCTTCCGCTTCAAGAACTCCGCTTCCTCCGACGCGATCACGATCGCCGAGATCGGAGACGTCTGCTTCATCGTCGACGACGAGACGGTCGCCAAGACCGATGGAAGCGGTGCCCGCTCCCCCGCCGGCTTCGTCGCCGACATCGACGACCAGGGCGTCTGGGTGCGCTTCGATGAGGCGCTGACCCGCGTCTACGTCGAAGGCATCGCCGAGCCCGCGGCCTGATCCCGCCTGACCAAGGAAACCCACGCACATGATCATCAACAGCGCAAACCTCGCCTCGGTTCGCACCGGCTTCAGCACGGCCTTCAAGAAGGGCCTCGGCCAGACCAGCTCGCTCTACACGAAGATCGCAACGATCGTCCCATCGACGACCAAGGATCAAAAGTACGGCTGGCTGGGCAAGATCCCCAACGTCCGCGAGTGGATCGGCCCGCGCGCCGTCCAGAACCTCTCCGAGCACAGCTACGAGATCTCCGAGAAGAAGTGGGAGCTGACGATCGGTGTCGACCGCGACGACATCGAGACCGACAATATCGGCGTCTATGCTCCGCTTTTCGAAGAGATGGGCATGTCGACCGGCGCGAAGTGGGACGAACTGGTCTGGAGCCTTCTGGCCGCTGGCTTCGCCACCGAATGCTACGACGGCCAGTACTACTTCGACACCGACCACCCTGTGCTCGACGAGGATGGCCAGCCCACCTCGGTAGCCAACACCGATGGCGGTTCGGGGACTCCGTGGTTCCTGGTCGACGCAAGTCGCGCGTTGAAGCCGCTGATCCTGCAGAAGCGCAAGGACTTCCAGTTCGTCGCCAAGGACAACCCGACCGACGACAATGTCTTCGACAACAACGAGTTCAAGTACGGCGCCGATGCACGCGCGAACGTGGGCTTCGGCTTCTGGCAGTTCGCCTGGGGATCGAAGCAGACGCTGGACGCTGCGCATTACAGCACCGCCCGCGCGGGGCTGATGGGCATGAAGGGCGATTATGGTCGCCCGCTCGGCCTGCTTGCCGGTGCGCAGAAGCCGCTGCTGATCGTGCCGCCTGCGCTCGAAAGCGCCGGTCGCAAGCTGCTCAACAGCGAATACGCCAGCGGTGGCGAGACCAACGAGTGGAAGGACACGGCCGAGCTGCTGGTCGTTCCCTGGCTCGCGTAACGCGCCCCATCCGATTTCAAGCAAGAGAAGGACGAAGACAATGAAAAGCATTTTGGTGGGTCTGGGTGCAATCGCCCTCGTAACCGTCGCTGCGATCGCTGCGGCACCCCTCGTTTCCGAACTGGCGTCGGCTCCTTTCCTGGTCGGTGCGGCTGTTGCCATCGGTGCGGCGTTCGCGCTGTTCGCTCCCGAACCCTTCATCCTGAACAACCGCCACCCGCGCTCGATCTTCGAGACGCGCCGGGCCGGTCTCGCCTGAGGCACAGCATCTCGCGATGAAACGAAAGCCCGCCGTCCAAGTGGCGGCGGGCTTTCGCAAGGGCCGGTCCGCTGGCCTTTCCGAAAGACCCGAAAGGAGCCCCAGCATGACCGAGAAGACACTGACCGACGTCGACGGGATCGGCGCGAAGACCGCCAAGGCACTGAAGGCCGCAGGCATTGCCGATATCGCCGCGCTCGCGGCTGTGGACACCGCCAACCCGCCCGAGCTGAAAGGCTTCAACGGCACTCCCGCGTGGTGGGACTGGGCGGCCGCCGCGAAGACGCTGCTTCCATCCGAGGCCGAGGCGGCGACCGGGCCGTCCGCGACTAGCGAAGACACGCCTGCGCCGGACCTTCCGCAGGAGGCCGCACCACTTACGCCGGAAGCGGCGTCGGTGATCGCCAGCGCCGAGGCAACGCCCGAGGAGCAGAAGGAAGGCGCAGGCCAGCCGCACCCGGCGGGCTCCGCGCCGAACAGCGAGGATCCCTACGACGGCCCGGTTTTGGTCGTGACCGGGCCCAAGGGCGGCTTCCGCCGTGCTGGCTTCAGCTTCGATGCCACGCCGCGCGAGCTGACGCCCGCCGACTTCGGTCCGGCCGACCCCGGCGAAGAGATCGAAGCTGCTCGCCGCTTCCTCGCGATCTACCGCGAGCCACGGCTCGACGTGACGCTGCGCCACCCCGACGGGTCGCTGATCGAGATCGATCCGGCAGCGGTTGAGGCGGTCGAAGCAGCGCTGAGCACTGCAAACTCCGAGGAAGAGATCAGGCAAGCCGTTGCCAGCCTGAGCGTGGCGATGGCGGGCGAGCGGACCGCCTGATCCATGTCCTACGTCGATCTCGACCAGCTGACCGATCGGTACGGGGAGGCCCTGCTGGTCGACCTGACCGATCGTGCAACCCCGGCGACGGGCGAGATCGATGCGGACGTCGTCGCGCGCGCGATCGCCGATACCAAGGCGGTGATCGATGGCCACCTGGCAGGTCGTTACAAGCTGCCACTGGCAGAGACGCCGCAGCTGGTCGTCGATCTCGCGCTGCAGATCGCGATCTACAAGCTCCACCGCTTCACCCCGAACGACAAGATCAAGGACGATTACAAGGCCGCGATGGGGCTTCTGGCCAAGATCGCAAGCGGCACCGTGCGGCTCGATGTCGAAGGGGTCGAACCGGCCTCGAGCGGATCGAGCGGCGTCCAGACCAACGACCGGGAGCGGCCATTCACCAATGACAACCTGAAGGGCTTCATATGATCCACACCGAAGCCGTCAGAACCCGGATCGAAGAGGCTATTCCAGATCTCGCCGGCCGCATGAAGTTCGCCGCCGAGTGGGCCAAGGTGATCGAGAGCGGGCAGCTGCCGCAAGCGGACCTGGCTGGCTTCGTCCTGCCGGGTTTCCTGCGGGGCGGAGTGGCGCGTGCGATGACCGGAGCCTTCATCCAGGAGCTCGAATCCATGGTAAGCGTGGTGCTGTGCAAGCGCGTGTCGGGCGATCCGACCGGCAGCAAGGCCATCGACGAAATGAAGACCTTCGCGGAGCACGCGATCAAGGCGATCGCGGGCTGGGAGCCACCGGTGGCCGAGGGCGAAGCCGAGCCGATCGGCGTGTTCGAGTTCGCCCAGGGCGAGCTGGTCGGGGCGGTCGACAGCACGCTCGTCTTCCAGCTCGATT